TTATCAAGCAGGTGATATAGCAGTGCAACTAGCAGAAGATGAATGGCAGGAAAATGCACCATATTTCACAGCAAATGGTAGTTATCAGTTAGATATGAGTACCGCAACAGGACATATTCATACAGCTATACGTGTATTACATGAGTCAGTTTATGAAGAGGAGTATGAAGAATGACAGATAAAACATTAGAAATATTAGAAGCAGTACGTGAGGCAAGCATATCTGTTGCGTGTCTAATGGACGACATGGACAACATAACCATCGAAGATTGTATACATATACAAAACCAAATAGCTTTTGTGGAAAATTATCTTGAACCATTTAATAAAGGAAAGTGAAGTTTATAAGATTGTTAATTGAATTTTCTTCAGTCTCCCCTTTTCTTAGGGGAGATCAAAGAGCATTTAAGCTCTAACTAGGGCAATTAAGCCCACTATTAAAAAGGGAGAACTAAAAACATGAAACTATATAGAGATGAGAACGGGCATTGGAGTGGAACACAAGCCGATGCGAAGAAAGAATTAAGCAACTGGTATTCTTTTGAAGTTCCAACAGATAAATCTGGATTACTTAACTTTCTAAATGGTAACAGAGTCGGAAATCTGGAGTCGACAGTACTTACAGAAACTCCAGTAGTGAAAATATCTCCTGTTGATGATCTTAATTTAAAAGCGGCTTTTGATAACGCAGGATTAGTCAGGGGGTATTTAAAACGGGTTTTTGATAAATATCATATTCACTCAGAAGAAAAAGAAACCTGTGACGGGGTAAAGCTATGAAAGAATCACTAGATCTCAAAATGCCAAGTTGGGAAGCGTTGCTCCCTTCAATGTTAGCAGTCCTTGAAAATCCTAAAGCTTCCCTAGAATCTAAGCAGTTTATGCAAGATGAACTCCTAAAGATCGCTCGGTTTGCAGACGGGCATCGGGAATCCTAAGATTGTTAATTGAATTTTCTAAAGTCTGCCCTTTTCTTAGGGGCAGATTATAGAGCATTCAAGCTCTAACTAGGGCAATTAAGCCCACCTAAAGAGGGAAATAATATGAGAAAGTTACGAAAGTATTTGAATAATTCATGGATCGGTGATTTGTTAGGCATTCTTTGTTTATGTTTGATTACGACAGGATTCTTAATTATATTTGGAGGAGGTATTTAACACTGTGGAAAATAAACCTGCCACAAGACAAGGGGATGTCCAAACTGCTTGGACATCTCGTGATTTTAAGAAAGCCAGACGTGACTTGAATTTATCAGTCACTGAGTTGGCTAAGATTCTTAATTCAAATAGTAGAACGGTGCGTCTTTGGGAACAAGAAGCCGAAAATACTTATGATCGTTCACCACGCCCACCGAATCCAATAGCGTGTCGAGTACTCCAGTGGATGCTCGATGGATACAGGCCGCCTGAGTGGCCTGAGAAGCTTTGGCATGAGGAACGGGAGAAAAAACAACAGGGCAACGAAGCCCACATTAAGGAGAAACAATAATGGTTAAGAAACCAAAATTTAACAACGACCAATTTGGAAAATTAAATGAAAAGGATAGTATCTTTTATGTTGACGATTACGTTAATGGAAACACTCCAGACAGACATCCAGTGCATTGCCCAGAGCCTATTGGTATAGACCGAGCGCAGGAAGTGTCGGATATCTTTTTAGCATACTCGGATATCACGGCTTATTCTTACATGAAAAAGTCTATTGAAGACAGAGCCAAACACTATCAACTACCAGATAATAAATCACCTGCATTTTTTAATGAAGCCCTTCGGATTGACTATTTAAAAGCAGATTTGATACGCGAAATAGAGCGAATGACCATCCTTGCTAAGCTGGGAGAAGAAGAGACATGGTGGTCTAGTTCTTATCTTCGATACACGGCGTGGGTGATGTTGTGCTTGGCCAAACTAGACAACAAACTTGTGTCGGTAAAGCAACTTAGTTGTGCAGGGAAAACTGTTGAAGCTTGCCGCAAAACTCTAAAAGAAGCGGAAGATCGAGGTTTTTTATCGTCAAAAATTGTTGACGGTGTGAGATATTATAAAGTTAATATAAGTTCTGTAAATAAGTACTATCGTGTCATCCACGAGGAAAGTCGTAAAGCTAGTTTAGAGTCCTTAACTCGCATGACAACCTTCCATTCGTTTGCAAAATTTGAGCATCAGTTTGTGAAGGCATTTGGGCAAAACGATGCAACTCAGTTGCATGAAGACACCAACTAAACTTTGGTTGATAAAAATAGAATCATAGTTAGACTTGAAGGAGGAGAACCACTAATACAGGGCAAGTAAGCTTACCGTCTTTTACAGGTAAACTACCACCTAAGATGCACCGTTGGGATCTCCTAGCGGTGCATTTTTTTTGTCTACTGAATTATTTATGACTACCTATGAGAGACTAGTAGCTTGGGAGAAACAGATTGAGCAGTACGACAAATTTTAGAGATCAAAACATTCTAGAGAAAAAAAGTAGGGATGATGGTTTTACAAGATACATCGACAGGAAACATAAGTTAAAAAGTAAGAGTTCGAGAAAACCAGAGGCAGACATAATCACCGAGGCAAATCCAAAGGTAGCCATTGGAATCGAGGAATCAATAAATTACCAGAAAACAAAAGGGCGCGGTACAAAACCTTTATGGCTCGATGTTTTCTTAAAGCTAAAGAGTGAGGATCTAGCACACATAGGACTCTCCCAGACTATGGACGCTGTCGCTAGTATAGCATCTAGACCTTCACTCTTTATAATCATTGGTCGTCGTGTGGAAATTCAAGTTTGGGCTGATGGTCTAAAAGATTTTGACGCAAAGGCTCACAATCGAATTGAGCAGAAGTCAGCTAGTAAACACAATAACTTTTCCCAAAGAGTGCGAGATGCAATCTATCAAGCTCAACAGCTCGGATACACGACAGCTAACTGGTCTAAAGAAAAGCAACTGAAAATAGGGGCTGAGTTATATAGCCAAGTTATGCAACACTCTGAGATTTTTCTGGAGGTTGACTTAGGTGCTAACCTAAAAACAGACTTTAGAATTACGCTAACAGAAAAAGCAAAGAACGAACTTGATAAAGCAGATAAACTAGCGGCGTGGGCATCCCCAATCTTTGCTCCGATGGTGGAGAAACCAAAGCCTTGGAAATCTTTTAATACAGGGTGCTATCATTTGCCAGAGTTAGCAGCTCTAGTTCCGCTAGTGAGGCAATGCGCTCCCGATGCTTGTAGGATTATTAATTATCAATTTGAGGAAGGTATTCCAAAGTACGCCGAAGCAGTTAACATTCTTCAAGAAACTAAATTCAAAATAAATACGCACATACTTAAAGCCGTCGAATGGGCTTACAAGAGTGGTAAGATTATTAATAAATTTCCACTGAATGAGCCTTTGAAGAAGATGAAAGAACTCAGGACACTCCCAGATTTAGACAAGATGACTCAAGATCAAAAAAGCATATATATCTCTCAAAAACGGGATGCTGACAAAAGTGATCTTGAAATCTCTAGTAGTTCAACAAATTACAAACAGGATATATCAACAGCTCGATCTATGTCCACATTTGACGATGGTTTCTACTTGCCTTGGAACATGGACAACAGAGGTAGATGTTATCATGTGAGTAACTTCAGTTACATGAGAGCTGACTATGTAAAAGCGATGTTTCTTTTCCACAATGGATCTCGGTTAACTCAAGATGACAACTCGCTTTTCTGGTTAAAGGTACACACAGCAAATGTCTGTGATTTCGATGGTATTAGCAAAGGATCTTTGGATGAACGAGTGGAATGGTTTGATAAAAACCTAGAGATGATCATAGCGGTTGGGACAGACTTTAAGGCGACCTTTGATATCTGGAGTAAGGCTGATAAACCTTTTCTTTTTTTAGCGGCAGCTCACGCTTATTCTGAGTTTGACAAAGACAGAGAGAATTACATTTGTCATATTCCAGTGCAGCTAGACGGCACAAATTCAGGGGCGCAACATTACGGAGCCGCCTCATTGGATGATAAAGAAAGCGATCTGGTTAACTTAATCCCACGAGATCGACCACAGGATCTTTATAAAGTGGTTGCAGACATGGCAAACAAAGAGATTCAAAAGGATCTTAAAAGTAAACGTAAGTTTTCACCTAAGTTTACCTTAACCATTGGTGAGATGGCTCGAAGGTGGGAGAAATATGGAGTTGGGAGATCTGAATGCAAACGCAACACAATGTGTGTTCTTTACTCTTCCAAAGTCTACGGATTAACAGATCAACTTATGCAAGATTTCATGGAGCCGTTGCAAAAGCAAGTTAAACTAAACCAACTTAAATCTCACCCATTTGGTAAAACGAGAAGTGAACAAAAGCAATGTGCAAACTACCTTGCGAGGATTAATTACAAGTCGATTACAGCTACAGTTAAGTCGGCTACAAGAGGTATGGAGTTTATTCAAAATCTTTGTGAGATCTTAGGTAAAGAGAATAAACATTATCATTTTATTAATCGGGTAGATTTTCCATTCGTCCAGAATTACAGAAAGTATAACTCAAAGAAAATCCAACTTTATTTAACAGATAAAATTAGTCACGTTAATGGCATAAAAGTCTACAAAAGAAAAAAGACTGTATCAACCATAGTCGTACCAACGTCTAAAGTTAACGTTAGAAAATCTATAGCTTCTTCAGCTCCAAATACGATCCACTCGATGGACTCAAGCCATCTTTTGTCCACCGTACTTTTAGCTCGTAAGTATGGGGTTCAAGATTTCTTTTTTATCCATGATGCGTTTGGTACAATCCCTTCACAGATGGAGCCTCTTTGGATATCCATAAGAGAAGCATTTGTTAATCAGTATGATCCAAAAACAGACTATTGTTTATATTCGGATCTATTAAGTCAGACTGCGGATCGTCTTAAAAATCCAGCAGATGATCGACTGAAACCCATACCACCGAAAGGCACTCTGGACATCTTGGGTGTTCTCGAAAGTGACTACTGTTTTTCATAAAATTTTATTTATGACCACCTATGAGAGACACGGGATTAACTTTTGTCTCAGTAAATGAAAGGAGTTCATAAAATGAGCAGTAATTACGTTGGATGGATGTCGGCTAGGGGGATTGCTAAGTTTCCTTGGTTACACCCAAAACCTGATACTAAATTCAATCCTGAAGGAAAGTACAAAGTAAGTCTTGTGTGCGATCCAAAGGATAAAGCAACTAAGAGTTTAGTTGAGAAGATCAAAGAGTACAGAGATGACACCTTTGGTAAAAAAGCTTCTAAAGCTAAAGTTCCATACGACACCGACCCAGAGACTGGGGAAGTCATTTTTAAGATGCAATCTATTCATAAGCCAGCATTTTTTGATTCAAGTGGTAAAGGAATACCAGAGAATGCAATGGTAGCTCTTTTTGGTGGCTCAGAACTGAGAGCTGGTGGTGTCTTAGGTGATTACCACAGTGGTGGTAATGTTGGAGTGTCTTTGTACATGAATAAAGTTCAAGTCATTAACCCGATCAGTACCTTATCAAATGATGATCAAAGTTTCGATAGTATCGACGGTGGTTTTGAAACAGGTTCTGAGGGGCAGTTTAACGATGGCAGTGAAGAAGAAGAAGACGAGTCAACAGACTTTTAATTTTCGGGGGTTAAAACACGGTTACCGAAGTGGACTGGAAGAAAAGACCGCAGATCAAATAAAGAAAGCTGGTTTGATGGTTGTCTATGAGCAAGAAAAGATCTCATACAAAGTTCCGCAAAGAATAGCCAAATATACCCCCGACTTTATTTTGAGAAAATCGGATGGTTCTAAAATGTACATCGAGACCAAAGGTCTTTGGACAGTAAAAGATAGATTTAAAGCCCGTTTAGTACACGAAGAACACGATCCACTCGACCTCCGATATGTTTTCTCAAATCAAAACGCTCGACTTTATAAAGGTTCGCCCACCTCTTACGCAATGTACTGCCAGAGGCTTGGGTGGAAGTACGCACACAAGGTGATACCTGAAGAGTGGTTAGCTGAGTGTGTAAAGTGAATACAGGCACGAAAGAGAGCAGAAGGGCGGTCTTAGGATCGCCCTTTTTTAGTTTTAGGATGTGGGAGAGAAATGATGGATGAAGCAGGAGAGTTCATAAGACACGATGCGTGTGAAAAATGTGGAAGTAAAGACAATTTAGCCGTCTACTCTGACCATACGTTTTGCTTTGGATGCAAAGATCACAATTTTACCACAGATGATAAATTTGACGATGGAAAAGAAAAAGAAATCAAGAAAAACACAGATCTTTTGTATGGCGAACACAAAGCTATAAGTAAGCGAAAGTTTACAGCGGAAGACTGTAGGAAGTTTGACTATAAGGTCGGTAAAGATTGGTCTGGTAATCCTGTCCAAATAGCCACTTATAGAGATAAAAACGGAGTTCCGATTTGTCAAAAGCTTAGAGGAGCTAATAAAAAGTTTAGTGTTGTCGGCAAAACAGAAGGTGTTGCACTTTACGGAAGTCATCTTTGGAAATCTGGGAAGAAACTTACTATTTGTGAGGGCGAAGTCGATACAATTTCTGCGAGTATTTGTAACAACCACAAATGGCCCGTGTGCGGCATCCCATTCGGAACGGCATCCGCAAAGAGATCTCTGTTAGAAAACTGGGATTATCTAATGAATTTTGAAGAAATTGTCCTTCTTTTTGACAATGATAAGGCTGGGATTGAAGCTGCAAGGGAATGTGCAGAGGCACTTCCTTTAGGAAGGGTCAAAATAGCCTCTACATTGCCCTTAAACGATGTCAACGAGTGCTTAGTCGCTGGGAATAAAAAGGCTGTCATTGACGCTATTTGGCAAGCTGAAACATACAGACCAGATGGTATAATTTCGTCAAATGATCTTAGGGAAGTCATCGGTATTTCTGATGCTGTTTCCTCAACCAAATATCCGTATGAAAAACTCAATGAGATCACTGGTGGTATCTTCCCAAGTACGATGGTTTTGCTGACCGCTGGATCTGGAGTTGGTAAGTCAACTTTAATTCGGGAACTGGCGTATCATCTCCATTTTAACGAGAAAAAGACAGTAGGTTTATTGATGTTGGAGGAGACTAACAAAAGAAGTCTCCAAGGCTTGGTGGGTATCCATTTAGAAAAGAATATAACTATAGATCCTGACGCTGCTACAAAAGGTGAAATTGAGACTGGGTTTGATGAGGTTTTTAAAGAAAGACCGATATATCTTTTCGACCATTGGGGTTCCACAGCTCTCGATGTTATTGTTGGTCGCATACAGTACATGGTGTTAGCTTTAGGCTGTACTCATATTTTCTTAGATCACGTTTCGATACTGGTGGCTGATAGTTACAGTCTAACTCAGGGTGGATCTGATGAAAGACGCTTAATTGACCTGATCGTGTCAGCTTTGAGAACTCAAATTGTACAAGAACTTAATGTGACGTTGTTTGTAGTATCTCATTTAAGACGACCATCAACTGGAGGTGGACATGAGAGTGGCAGTAAAGTCCACTTAAGTGAACTGAGAGGTTCACACTCGCTTGCACAAATGTCTGACACTGTTTTGTCACTCTCAGTAGACAGTAAAGACCCAAGTAACAACAAGAGAGAAATATCTGTCCTAAAAAACCGACATAATGGACAGGTTAAATCCGCTGGTTTTCTTAATTACTCAATGAAAACTGGCAGATTGATGGAGTGTGACAAAGATTTCACACCCGAAGTCGGTTCCCCAAGATTTTAAGAAATAAGGAAGCAAACTATGGAAGTAAGTTATAACGGATTTAGTCCGACCCATACTGATTTAAAAAAAAAGTTTATTACATATAATAGCAAAAACCCAGCGGTTTGGCAGTTGTTTAAGAAATACACTCTTATGGCGATTAAGTCGGGTCGTAAAACCTATTCAGCCAAAGCTATTTTTGAGAGAATCCGATGGTTCCATGAGATCGAGGGGCGAGATAGCCTTGGGTTTAAATTAAGTAACAATCATACAGCTTACTATTCTCGATTGTTTATGGAGCGATACCCTCAATATCGTGGGTTTTTCAAGCTAAAGGCAGTCAGAGGCGACAATGGTTAGTCGTATTTGTCTGGATATTGAGACTGATGGATTAAAACCAAACAAAATCCACTGTTTATGTCTGGAAGATTATGAAACTGGTGAAAAGTGGAGCTTTACAAGCCCTTCAGATATAAAAGAAGGTGAAAAGCTTGTGGATACTTACGATGAAGTTATCGGTCACAACTTAATTTCTTATGATCTCCCTGCCCTAAAAAAAATTACAGGATGGGTTCCAAAAGCAAAAGTAATAGACACGCTTGTAATGTCCAGACTGATCTTTGCTGATATGTACAATGATGACGCAGTAAAGAACTGGTCACCTGACGTAATGCCCAAAAGATATTGGGGTTCTCACGCACTAAAAGCATGGGGGTTACGCCTTGGGGATCACAAAGGAGATTACGATGGTGGTTGGGAAAACCTTAGTCACGAAATGCTTGTCTATTGTGAGCAAGACGTATCGTTAACTTTGAATGTGCTAAGAAGACTGGAGAAAGAAGGTTTCTCGCAACAAAGTATAGATCTAGAGCATTCTTTGGCTCAGATTTGTTATGAGGTTGGTAATAACGGATGGACGTTTAATCTTGAGAAAGCTGGACAGTTCTATGCAGAACTTAGTCAAAAACGTAGTGATCTCGATGAAAAACTACAGACCCTGTTTGAGCCTTGGGTTGTCGAGGAAGACTTCTATCCGAAGGTGAACAATAAGTCACGAGGGTATGTAAAAGGTGAGTTGTTTGTCAAAAAGACAACAATAAACTTTAATCCACAATCGCGGCATCACATAGCGTTTTGTCTTAAAAACAAATACAACTGGAAACCAAAGGTATTCACCCCAAGCGGTGAGGCTAAAATCGACGAGAACACTCTCAAAGATCTCCCATTTCCAGAAGCCAAACTACTTGCAGAGATGTTTCTATTAAACAAACGTATTTCTCAGCTTGCAGAAGGTCGAGGATCTTGGATGAAGCTGTGTGATCTTGATGGAAAACTAAGACACTCGATTATCACAGGTGGTACAATCTCAGGACGAGCGAGTGCTAAAAACTTTGCAGCTCATACAGTTCCAGCAGTGTCAGCACCTTACGGAAACCAATGTCGAGAACTCTTTGGCGTTCCTAAAGGTTGGTCGTTAGTAGGTTCAGATTTAAGTGGCATCGAGGTTAGAATCTTAGCCAGTATGCTCCACAGATATGATGGTGGGGAATATTGCGATATCATCTTAAATGGTGACATCCATCAGTATAACGCAGATGCTTTGGGTATCTCACGACAAGAAAGCAAAACGTGGCTTTACGCGACCCTCTTTGGAGCTGGAAACGCCTTAATTGGAAAAATAGTAGGTGGTACAGCAAAGGACGGAAAAAGGCTTACAGAAAACTATAAGAAAACTGTTCCAGCCTTTGATCGTCTAAAACAAGAGTTAGTCAAAGTCTTTAATAAACGAGGGTATATCCTTGGTTTAGATAAACGAAAATTATACATCAGATCTCAGTCAAGATTGCTCAGTCAACTTCTACAATCTGGTGGTGCTTTAGTGTCAAAAAAATGGCTCCAGCTCGTTTATCACGAAATTAAAAAACAAAATTTAAACTCTAACATAGTCTGTTGGGTTCACGATGAGCTTCAACTGTCTTGTGAAAATGAAGAGGTAGGTAAAATTGTCAGTGATATCACTATCCGAATGGCGAAAGAGGCAGGAAAAGCTTTCGCGCTTAACATCGAAATCAACGCCGAGAGCAAATCTGGAACTACTTGGGCAGACACTCACTAAGGAACATGATCTTTCTGAAGAGTTAACCCAAGATCTTAATGACTTGATCGCAACGTATTCAGTGCTTGATCGCGCTCATCGAGATCCGTTTACAGTCAAAAGTACTTTCGCTCGTAATGGAGCATACCATGTCGCACTCGCTGCGTCTGATGGTTTAATTTCAACCCTTCTTTACGATGAAGAACTCTCAGAAATCGGGGTCGTACAACACTGCGGTCTGTGGAGAATCACCGAACATGGAAAAGAATATTTAAAAGGATTGCAAAATGTCGTTCAAAACTTACTCGAAGCTTCAGAAACTGACCCTGTTAATTGATGCCGACTTATACTTATTTAGAGCAACAATAGCCTGTGAGGAAGAGATCGAATGGGATACAGATCTTTGGTCATTAAATTGTGATGTTAAAAAAGCTAGAGAAATCTTTAAAAAACAAATTGAAGACTGGTGTACGTTTTTTGGAACAAGTCAGTTTATCTTATGTTTTTCAGACAGGGAAAACTTTAGAAAAGAAGTTTGTAAAGAGTATAAACTTAATCGAAAAAAGACCCGTAAACCAGTAGGCTACCGAGCTATGGTTGATTGGGCAAAGCAGAACTACAGCTATGCTCTCGAACCTTTTTTAGAAGCTGACGACATCTTAGGTATCATATCTACACACCCTGAAAACAAAGGGAACACAATCGTCATAAGTGACGACAAAGATATGAAAACAATTCCATGTCATCTCTTTCGACCAATGAGTGGTGAAGAAACCGTCATCACTGAGGAAGAGGCAGATCGACATTTCTTAACACAATGCCTGACGGGAGATGTCACTGATGGATACAAAGGCTGCCCGACAGTGGGAGCTAAAACTGCTGAAAAAATCTTAGGTGGTCGTCCTGATTGGTCTCTCGTTGAAACTAGCTATCTCAAGCAAGGGTTGTCGAGAGATGATGCAATTCAACAATCAAGATTAGCCAGAATACTTCGCTATGAAGATTGGGATTTTGAAAAGGGATTAATAAAATTATGGAAACCAAGGAGAGTACGATGAGTATCGAAGATCTGTTATATAGCTTCAAAAGACATACAATGTCTGAGGAAGACGAAATTGAGTTTGGGCGACTTCACAGAGAACACTCGAAGACCTTCCGAAATCAACCAGAAGGTAGTAGGTTTCCTACCACTCACGATTATAAGATTTCACCTACCGAATACGTCAGTAAACAAGCAAAAAAAGAGCGGATGATTGAGATACTAACTGATGCTGGTGAACCTTTGACAGAGAAGGATATTTCAATTCGTATGGGATTTAACAACTCACTCCCACTCCGAAGCCTACTGCCTTGGTTAATTCGAGAAAAGGTAGTGATGATTGGTAATAAAGAAGATCTTGGTACGACTGGTTATGGTAAAAAGTATGCTTTATGTGAAGGGGTTGCTTGTGAATAAAAGTAAAAAAGATACTAATCCAAAAGCATGGTTTGGTTCACAAAAGCCATCTATGAACTCCACGCCACCAAGCGCACTTATTGAGATGGGTAGAGTCTTTGAAGCTGGTGCAAAAAAGTATGGTCTGTGTAATTGGAGAAAAGATCCTGTCTCGGCCTCGACATATTATAATGCAATAATGAGGCACTTATTCGCGTGGCAAGATGGACAGGATATCGACCCAGATTCTATTGAGGGTACGAAACATCTTGCGGCTGTAATGGCATCTTGTGCAATCTTAATTGATGCATGGGAAATGCAAGTATTGATTGATGATAGGCCACACTTCGGAAATTCACCTAACTTGATAGAAAGGTATAACAAGGATGACACAATCAAAGAAGAATAGTTTTGTTGAAGCATTCACAAATGTGTTAATCGGATATCTTGTTGCTGTGATTGCTAATTTGTTAATTTTACCGTTGTTTGGATACAACGTAACCGTAGCCGATAGTTTTTCTATAGGCGTTGCATTTACTCTAGTTAGTCTAGGTAGAAGCTACGTTATCCGAAGAATATTTAATCGGTATTAATAAAAAAAGGGGTGACACTAATGTACCACCCCTTCTAAGGAAAGTTTAGGCGACTAAACTATTAGTAATATAATTTCCAAGCCTCTGTGATGATGTAACCAAAGTTTTATCTTTGAGATGTACATATCTCATAGTTGTCTTGATGCTGGAATGACCAAGTTGTTTTGCAATAAGAACAATATTCATTCCAAGGTCGTTTGCCATGATCGTTGCCGCAGTATGCCGCGACACATGAAACCGACAAGAAGGATCATCAAACATGATGTCTCTTCGCATTTTCCCCCAAAACCAATAAAAACTACCATGCTTAAAATGATTCGCTGGTTTGAAGTCTAAAGCTTCTAAAGCTGCATAGGCTTCTTTACACAACGGAACGTCCCTTGGTTTACCAGATTTTGTCTTAGTCAGTCTTACAAAGTTTACGTTATCAATACACTGGATAATACCAGTCGTTCCGACAGATAAGATTTCACCAAGTCTCATTCCTGTTGTTAAACCAATAGTCAGAAAGTGAGTCATCACTTCGTATTTATCAGAAAAGTAACGCATCATCTTACTGATTTGCTCTTCAGTAAAAAAGGTCGGATCTCGTGTCTCGATCTGCTTCCAGTTTATCAAAGGTTTTTGATTAATAACTCTAGCTTGCACGGCGTACTTAAAGACTGCCGAAAGTGCTGAAGAGTACTTATTATGTGTACTAACAGCTATGTCTTGATTGTCTTCTATAAAGTTTAAGAAATCACTAATATCTAAAAAATTAATGTCTTTTATCGGTGTTAACCCAATATCTCGATGGGGTAACATATAGTCAAAAAACAAGTTAATCTTGGACATCATTCGATGCCTGTGATTATCCTTACCTTTTCTCCAGATTTCTCGCTGTGTTCGCTCGACAAATTCTCGGACTGGTGTCTCGCCTGATAATACTGTTGTTATTCTAGTTGTGTTATTGTTTTGCATGATATTCTCCCAAATATAGTGTTCCTGAGAGAAATCCCCTTATATGGTACCCGAGGTCGGACTCGAACCGACAAGCCTTTCGGCGGGGGATTTTGAATCCCCTGCGTTAATTGGGGATATATAAGGGGTTTCTCCTATATAAAGGGATATCAGGTTGATAATCTAGTGTCAAACCATTGTTGTCGCCTGTTTTTTCATTCGTTTGACTAAACGACCAGCCCGATTTGGGAGTTGTCGATACCAACTTGAGTCAATCATCTGATTTGCAGCCTCTCGAAGATCCCTGTCTTTGACAGCCGCTATAAATCGTTTGAATTTACCTAGTCGATTTCGACCCAGATTAAAGGCCATATTCGCTATGATTTCTTGTTCTTCATCGGAATAGCTATCAAACTCAGGAAATAACGCATAGCAGTCTTTAAGTACGTTTACTAAGTCATCTTCAAAAGCATCTTCACACCGCTGACGACTAACGTAAGTACCAATAGGTTTCCCGTACTCAGGATCTGCTTTTGTGATCAGATGTCCTATGCCAAAAGTGGCCTTATTAGCTGAACAATTATAAACACTTTCGACATAACCTTCGTCAATCATCAATTGTTTAATTAGGGTATCTTTATTCATTTCTTAGCTATTCCTTTGCTCTTTTCATAACTGCGTAAGCCACCAAGCCCCAACATTCCCATAAGAACAGTCATCAGACTTCCCATGTCAAAAGCTGGCAGTGGTGGAAGTGTAGCTCCAAACATCGTTGCGAAAAACAAGATGCAAGGCTGAAGTATAAAGTGGTACAACAATGCAATTCCACAGATCCACCCCACGAAAGGCCGCCATCCTCCGATAAATAAAGACCCAGACTTTGCCTCTTCCTGATTAACTTTAATCTGAGACATCGCTAGTTCTTGAGCATGGCGTTCAGCCATAGTGGATATCTGATGAGCCAAAGCATTCTTTTGATCTTTGTCTTCTATAAACTTGTCTAAAAGTCCTGTGACTGGTGATATAAGTTGGGCTAACATTATGTACCTACTCCTTCGTCGTTATTTATTTCCTTCTTCTTTTCGCATCTCCAAGCAACCACTTTGAACCCAGAGAGTACTCTCGGTAATCTCGTAGCAATCGTTTCAACTCGTACAGAACACTCACCAAAGGTTTGATTAATGTAACCATCGTCGGAAATCTGAGTACAATTTGTTGGATGGGTAATCTGACACGCTAAAACGATTGCCCTAAACATTATTTATTTGTTTTCTTCTTAGGCGGTCTGCCTTTTTTAGTTCCATAAGAACCTTTTCCAGTCGGCATGATAATTATCCTTTCTATTGATTTGCGAGTGGGTTCTCGATTGCTCTTTGGATTTTTCTATCCAGCACTGTCTCTAAGTTATCTAGCTTTTGATCTAGCTTTGACATCTTAGCATCCATACGTCCTTCAAATGCACTGATGGTAGATTCAAACCTCAGCTCAAACGTATTGATCACACCTCGGACATCCTCAATGTTCTGACGATTACGAGCATCTTGCTTTTCTAAACGGGCTTCTTGTTTATCTATGTTAGCATTTATCTTGTCTGACTTAACTTCAATAGCGTTGTTAAGTTCTGCTGTATCTTGGTTGAGATCCATTCGTAGATCATGTAGATCTGTCTGGAGTTGAGCAGAGATAGATTTTACAGAATTAATCTGTTCTCGTATAACTGCACTTGTTGCTGCGTCTACTTCTTTAAGGGCTTTGAACTCAGCACCCACAATACTTAGTTCTGCTTCTACCATACTCATGTGATTATCTATGTGGGACAGATCTGGTGAAACGAAATTTTGGATTTTAGATTCTAAGTTTAGATACCTTTGATACCCCTCGAATCCAACCCATAAAAATCCAATCGCAGAAGAAACGAGTGGTATAACAAGCAATAGCTTACTACCACCTATCTTTAGACCTTTATATTCAACTTCAGCCATTATTACCTCTCATCATATTGGGAGCTAATCATTTGCTCCATTTTTATGCTCGATGAACCAAACAAGATCAGGGACGCATAGTTATTATCAGATATTTTTGTGTCGGGGAGTTTGGTCGCAGAGAAAAACCCTTCAGTGTCTGGTATTGTTAATTGATTTCCAAAAAAGGATTTACTGTCAGCAATGACATTCATAATCACAAGTGTTTTTAATTGGCTTGTTGAATCATACCTTTGCTTATCTGACATCTTCTTAACAATTTTTGATCCAGCTTCTTGTTTCGAGACTTTCTTTTTTACGGCTACTTTAGGAGTTTCTTTTTTCTTTACTTCCTGTTTTTTTGGTTCAGAGTCTGTTTCTTTAGCTTCTACTTTTGCTACAGTCTCAGGTTCTGGTTCAGACTCAGAAGTAGCTGGCTCTTCAGCTACCTCTGGCTCTGAAGCTAGATCTACGTCTAGCTGTTGTTCTATTTCTGTTTCAATATTTTGGATTTCAATTTCTGGAGTAGCCTCAACGGATACATCAATAGGTTCAAAATTAACCTCAATATCCACATCAAAGTTTTCCAACTCCAACTCAACAGTTTCATAATTAAGCTCATTATCAGTATTCCCTTCATCTATCGGGGTTATAATCAGCTCTCCAGTTTCTGTATTTTGATCAAATTCATTATTATCAAAGATGTCTTCTGCGATATCTATCACAGTATCGTCTGCACCAGTGTTTATAGCTATAAATTGCTCGATTGTTGTAATTGTTTGAGTGACTATAGTACTCACTACATTCCAGTAGACTGTGGCACTCAAGTCATCAAACACGGGAAATTGTGATGTTAACGAATAGTTAGTTCCAAACATCTTGATTGAAATTCTACTCAAGTTATCTGAAAAATCAAAACCACCTTCAAAGATCCCAGTGGTTGTACTCCCGACAACACTTAAAGCGTCAGTTCCACTAAGAACAGTTTCTCCAGATGCGTTAACACCTGTGATCGTGATCGAAGTTGTATCGGAATTGGGGACATCAATCGCAACAGAGTAAGTTACTCGGCCTCCACGCCCTTCCATCGATAAACCTGATACATCAAGATTATTCCATTCATAAGTTGTCAGTGAACCCGATGTAAGCCCAGAACATTTGTCTGAAGTGCCTAGTGTTCTACACGCATAAGTCTGAGTAGCTGAACCCTTGCCACCGACATCGGACTCTTGATCACCGCCGTGATTGGTGTACCCATTACTTTCATCAAGTAAATCACTAGAGTTTTCGTTAGTTACTGTAGTTACAGTCGTTGTCTCTGTAGTTGTGGTAATTTCTGTAATGCCATTAGGTTCGTTAAAAGTCTCAGTGACAGTGTCTGTAATAATCTTTTCGATAACTGCTGGATCGCATAAGCCTAACGTATTAGTTGGACAAACTGTGGCACTATAAGAGAAGGAAGAAGAGAGCAAGAATACCCAAAGGCTTAACAGATATCTTGGAACTATCTTCATTTCGTACCCTTTTCTTAGGTTTTAATTTTGCTACCTGTTTTAATTTTGCTACTTTTTGTGTCTCCCATCTTTTCTTTATTATTGACCCCTCTGGGATCAGATCTTGACCACGTTTCTCCCAAGCAGTTTTAGCTTCATTTCCGATAAGTCCCATGAAGGGACAGGGCGTGTTTGACATATACATACTATCCCAAACTCGAAAATCGAGGCATAATGTTGAAATCGCTGCTACCTTCATACCCATGCCATAGAGTGATCGAGCAAGCTTTATACGCTCACAATTTAGATCTGATATTGTCATGCCACTTGCAATCCCAAGTACTTGAGTCTGGATAGAAGCTGACGCACCTGATTTACAAACATCTGAATTATTCACGTTGATCGAGGGAGCTGAAGCAGTAGGTACACTTTTATCTGTAACCACTGTACTTGAGACAGTATTTGAGTCTGCTGCAATGGCAACGCCATAGGTGCAACACCCCAGAAGAGCTAGGGATAGTACCACTAATAACTTTTTCATGATGTTAAATTCCTATGAGGCGGAAGATACTTCCTAGTCCCATTTGATTAACAAATAAGATAGCGGCAGCACCAACAGCAAACCATTTAATTTGGACGAGTGTCTGATGTATTGAAGCTAATGATTTCTTAAGTTCTTTTGAAACACCTCTAAGTTCTTTTATACTCTCGTCGTGGCGTTCAAGCATCCACTCAGCTTTGTTAATACGAGTTTCTATGTCCATTTATAAAGTATTCCTTAGTAGGGTTAAATTAGTTTACAATCTCTGCATCTTCAGTACTGGCAGTAATAGCATCTAATGAGGCAGAGAGCATATTTACAAATGCATCTTTTCCGACTTTCAATTGATCTAAGTTGAACTGAGCAGAAGCCATTTTTCTATCTAAGTCTGTGCAGTGGTTTACCATTAGCTTTTGGTCATTGGTTAAATCATCAGCATTATATTCTTTGTCGTTAATCGTAATGACTTGTGTTTTTTTCTCGGTCATTGGGATCTCCTTTGTTGGTTAAGTTAATTTATT